GATCGCTCATTTCATGCCGCGGGCTTCGGGGAGGTTGTCGTAGTAGTCGACGGGCGGCCCGGCCTCGACGGGGCGCTGCTTGCGGGATTTGTAGGTGGTGGGTCCGGGGCCGGTGGGCGCGGGCAGGGGCGGGCCTGACGCGCCGGCATCCACGGCCGTAGCGGACACGGCTGGTGGTGGCACCGGCCCCGGAGTCTTATGGGCGTGGAAGGCGGCGATCGTGTTGAACAGCCGGCCGCAGGAGCACCGGTAGGGGCCGCCGTCCTTGTCTTCCCGGGTGACGATCATCTCGTGGGTTTCGCCGGGTTCGGCGTCGATGATGTCGATGCTGCCGTCGCCCTCGTAGTCGACAGGAATGTCGGCGGGCAGTTTTTCGATCCCGGAGCGGCGCAGACCGAGACTGAGCGCACATTTGGAGAGCATGGTGGTGGGCATGTCCGCCCACGTTTTGAGGAGTTCGCCTTTCTTGTCGCGCTGGGCGAACTCGGACCAGGGGGCGGTGCCGTTGACCGGGACGACGTCGCCGGCGATGTGGATGAGATAGCGGGCGGCCCTCGGGTGGCCGCCTTCGTCCTCGCAGTCCCAGGCGTCGATCCAGATTCGCTGCCCATGGCTGTCGGTCCATTTTGGGCGGGGTCCGGTGTAGTGGGGGCCTTCGATGCCGACCACTTTCCCGGTACGGCGGGCCAGGGCCAGGCGGCCGTCGATGGTGACCTGGGGCCGGTAGACGGTGCGGCCGACCCGGTTGTCGTACCGGTCGATCAAAACGATTTCGGGCGGGTTGGAGAAGGGGGTGAGCTGGAGGTGGTGGGCGGCTTCGGCGAAATAGTCGAGGTCGAGGCGGGTGGCGTTGGGGGCGAGTTTTTCGGCCAGGAGCCGCCACCGGTCGGATTGGCCGGCGGGGCGGACCACATCCGGGACGGCGGTCATGACATCTTGTCCTCGAGATACTCGGCCAGATCGTCATAGCCCAGTGATCGGGCCACCATCCGCCGAAGTCGGTTCCGGTTCAGCGGCAGGTCGATCACCTCGTCAACGACGAGCAGTTCCATATAGCGTCGTCCGCCCGGGCCGAAGAACTGGTCCGCTTCGTCCATCCCGACGCCCGGATCGTAGGTACGGGTGATTGTCCGCTCGCTGGTCACGCTTCGCCCCGCCCGTTCAAAATGACATCCATACGTTCGGCGCGAATGGCGAGTGCTTTCGCAAGCTTCACGACTGTCGCCGGTCGTGCTTTGATCAAACCTCGTTCCAGCCGGCTGACCGTTCCCTTATCGATTTCGGCGAGCAGGGCGACGGCTTCGACGCTGAGTCCTCGTTCGTGTCGAAGTTCGAGGAGTGTCCTGGTTTCAGCGGGTCGCGAGGTCATGCTGCGGGCGGGATGGGCGCGAGGGCTTCTTCGATGTCTTCGAGCCGGAAGCGGAGCTGTCCGGAGGGCAAACGGATGTGGGTGACTTTGCGGTCTCGGGCCCAGCGGCGGACGGTTTCGGGGTCGACGCCGAGGAGATCGGCGGCCTCCGCGGCGGACAACAGCGGGTCGCTCATGCGGCTTATGTTATAGGTTATTGCTACAAGTAGCGCAACCACCACGTTATGCACAGATGTCCTGTGGACATGCCTCGGAGGTGACTTGTGCAGTCTGTGGCTTCTGTAGTACGATGTGGATCATGACACCGTCTCAGCCGTGGCCGGCCTACGAAGCATGACCTACCAGGTGTGGGTGTGGCTGCGCGAAGACGGCGGGCACTGGGAGCGAGACGCCCGCTACGACACCCAGGCCCAGGCCGAAGCCGCCGTCCGCCGGTTCGAGCGCGTGTACGGAGCGGCCGCCGACTGGGAGTTCATCGAGGAATCGCCGTGAGCGGCCGGCCGATCGACGCCACCATGATCAGCAACTGTCTGCGCGCCCTGAGCCGCCATGTCGGCGACGGTGCCCTCCACGAGCTGGCCGACCTGGACCGTCTCCGCGACGAGCTCGACGGGCATCTGATGGACGCGGTGGCCCGGTTGCGGGCCGAGCCGTGGTGTTATTCGTGGTCGCAGATCGGCCGCACCCTCGGGATCTCGGCCCAGGCTGCCTCTCAGCGGTTCGCTAAGGCCGGCGGGGCCCGCCGACCGGGCGGGCAGCCGGGACACCTGCGATGAACGGATCTGGCATCAACCTGGCCTTGATGCCAGATTGGCCCGGGCGGACCGACCCGGGACTGAGCCATACCGCTATCGCCAAGATCGCCAACCACCGAAAGGGTAACGACGATGGGTATTAGGGCTACCGCGGCCGGGCTGGAAACCCAGCTGCTCGACAAGATCCGCAAAAACTCCGACGACACCAACCAGCGGTTGGATGCCGTGCTGGCCGAACTGAAAGCCATCCGCTGGTATCTGGCCCAGGCCCACGAACGCGAAGACGCCCCGACCGTATAGGTCGGGGCGTCTTCGTGTCCCTCTCCGAAGGTGACCGGAAGTTTACCTAGTCGGCCTCGTCGGCTTCGTCGTCGCGCCGTTCCTGTTCGCGTTCGGCCCGCCGCAGGGCGAAATAGCGGGAGGAGATCTCGTTGGCCAGCTCGTCGCTGTCGAGCGAGGCGAGGTGTTGGCGGTCGGCTTTGGTTTTCTCGGACGCCATCGGATTCTCCTGTCAGACGGGCGGATATTGGTCTTTCGGTAGCGAACTCGGCGTCTCGGCCGCGGCCGGGGCGGGCTGGGGTATGACGGTGTCGACCGTCTGCTGGACGCTGTTGGGGACCAGGTAGACGGCGATAGCGGTCGCCGCCGCGATGCCGAGGGTGAGCCATTTGGCGACGTCGCCGGTGGCGAGACCGATGGTGATGGCGATCCCGGCGACACCGGCCAGGCTGGTCAAAAATTTGGCGACACTCGCTGGTTTCATGCTGGCCTTCCTTGGGGGCGGGTGGCGCAATCGGGGCACAGGTCGCGGCTGGCTTCCCAGCCGCCGCCGGCGAGCCGCCAGCCGTCGGCCCGGGCCCGGGCCATGACTTCGAGTTTGTGGCGGCCGGGTTCGGACTCTTGGCCGCACCGGTCGCAGGAGATCAGCCACAGGCGGGTCATGGCAGGCAGGCGAGAATGTTGATGCTGCCGCCTTTGGCGGTTTTGACCTCGACCAATTGGGGGGTGTTGCCGTTGGGGCAGGCCGGCCCGGGTTGGCCTCGAGGACCGGCGGCACCGGTTTTGCCGGTCGCCCCGGTGGGGCCGGTGGCGCCTTGGGGTCCGGCCGGGCCGGGGAGTCCCGGCGGCCCGGCCGGTCCGGTAACGCCTGTGGCCCCATTCTGTCCGCTGGCACCGGCCGCTCCGGTCCGGCCGGTGGCTCCGGGGGTGCCTGTCTGGCCGGTGGTGCCACCGGTTCCGGTGGGGCCGGCTCCGGCCGGCCCGGTGGCACCTTTGGGGCCTGTGGGCCCGGTAGCACCCTTAGCGCCGGTCGCCCCGGTCGGGCCTGGTGCACCGGCCGGGCCTCGAGGCCCGGGCGGCCCGGGGATGCTGGCCGCCGACGTGGTCTGGGAGGCCAGGTACAGGATCGACGCCAGGGACGTGCCCAAAAGGAGGGCGGCGACCAGCAGCGGGATGCTGCCGTCACGAACCCGGGATCGGACGCTCATCGTCGGGCGGGGGTTTGAGTCCGTGTTCGGCCAGCTCGAGGGCCAGCCGGTAGGTGTGCCGTTCGGAGCGGATGCGAAGGTCGCGTTCGTCTGCCAGCATTCGAGCCAGGGTGTCGACTTCTTCTTTGCAGGCTTTGCGTTCCCGGTTACGGGCCGCCCGGACCGCCAGCAGCACCCCGGACACGGCCGCTATCACACCGCCGACGCCGGTGATGATGGCGATCAGCTGGGCGAACCCGTACTCCACCCATTGCCGTCATTTCGCCGGGGGCAGGGTCTCATGCGACCAGGCGGGCGGCCGGACACCGAGGTCCAGCCACCAGTGGTCGATAGTGCCGTCCGGGCGTTCCCGGTAGAGATGGTGTTGGTTGTTGGCGAAATATGAGGTCACGTCGTCGGCCTCCACATCGGCGGGCGGGGGTGGGCTGGTGGGGCGGGGGTGCTGGCCGTAGTCGTCGGCGAGACGCAGGTTGGCGTCGACCACGTTCACGAACTGGGGGGGGACGGGGGCGGCGTACTGGGACAGGTGGCAGCCCTGGTGTCCGCCCCACGGGCCTACCGCCCATTTGCGGGTGATCAAACCCTGGTCGTAGAGGTGGTCGAGGAGGTCGACGGAGCCGTAGCCGCCGACGGGCCGAGCCCGGACGGTGTTGACACCGTGGAAGTAGGCGTCGACGGTCGGCCACGCCGAGACGGGCAGCCGGGTGGGGTCCTCGGCCACGTAATAGATCCAGCAGTCGGCCGGGTAGTTGCCGAGCTGGTCGAGCCGGCGGTTGGCGGCCCGGGCGTCGTCGACACCGGCCTGGTAGCCGGCCAGGGCGGGCTGATTGCCGCCCTCCTGGACGATCACGATCCCGAGGCCGGCGGCCAGGACAGCGTCGATTTCGGCCGCCTCCACGGCCTTGCCCGGGCCGGTGGCGTAGCGGGCCACACCCGAGCAGCCGGCCGCGGCCAGTCGGGCCGGGTCGGGCCGGGCGAACGAGTAGTCGGCCACCCACATTCAGGTGCCGTCGACGGTGTCGAGCAGACCGAGCTGCAGTCGTAACAGGGCGGTGACCTGGCGGGTCAGGGCTTTGACCTGGGCGGCGGTCTCGGCCACGGTGGGCGTGGTGTCGGCCAGGAAGGTCTGGTTGTCGGTGATGGCGGTGTCGGCTTTGCCGGCCAGGGTCATCCAGTTGGCGGCGCCGACACTGATGACGTCGCTCATAGGATGTCGAACGACAGGTTGTCGAACGATACCGACGAGTTGGTGCCGATGGTCGGGATGACCGTGCCGGCGACGGCGATCTGGACGACCCCGAAGGCGTTGGTGGACACGGTGGACATGAGGACCGACGATGACGGCCGGTAACCGGAGGGCAGGGTGAACGCGGCCGAGCCGATGGTCCCCGATTTCATGATGCCGCGCAGGTACACCCGGTTGCCGACCAGCCGGTAGCCGACACTGAAATAGGGGGCGCCGAAGTTCACCCACGAGTTGGTGAACGCCGACACGTTGGTCCAGGCGGTGTCACCGTACAGGTAGGCGGTGTTGCCGGTGGCCCCCAGATTGTTGTTCCAGTCGCCGTTGGTGACCGTGTATCCGCTGGCCCGGTCGACCGGGCTGGTCCAGGGCATAAACCAATAACCTCCGCGTTTCAGAAAAACAGGTTGGTGTCGACACCCAGCTGGCTGGTGCCGAGCATCCAGGGGCGTTGCGGGAAAATGGGGGTCAGCTGGAATTCGACGTTGAAGTCGCCGGTGGCCGGATAGATATGCCAGTTGATGCCCTCGACGTTGCAGATCTGGGTGAAAGCGGTGCCGGCGCCGGGCAGGGTGTGCCGGTTGACGGTGACCACGGTGCCGATGTCGGGGGACAGGACGGCCTGGGTGGCCGTCCCGGTCGGGTCGTTGACCGGGTGGACGGTGATCTGGCGGATACGCGGTTTGGCGGTGTTGAACTGGGTGGCCAACCATTGGGCGTACCCGAGGATTTCGGTGTCGGTCGTGTTGAGCAGCCCGGACTGCTGGTACGTTTTGATCCCGAACCCGGTGTTGGCCACCACGGTTTGGGGGTTGCCGTTGTTGCGGGTCAGGACGATCTGGCCGTACACGTCCTGGGTGTCGACGGCGATCTGGGGACCGAGCTGGAACGGGATTTCCGGGCCGCCACCGTCACCGAAGGTGGCCTGGTTGGTGGTGTTGGTGTACACGCTGTCCCGGGATTTGAACCACACGTGCCCGGCGTTGTCGATGTAGAGCAGGCCGCCTTCGGACTGTTCGACCTGTTGCAGGTAGGACAGGGTGTTGGTGGCGGTCAGGCTGGTGGTGGCGGCCTGGACGTTCGATTTGCCGGTGTCGATGGTGCCGACCGGTAAACCCATCCAGGTGGACGCCACCCGGTTGACCCGGGTGCCGGACGGTTCGACACCGACCGGGGCGCCGATCTGGTAGTGGGCGAGAATCCGGCTGGAGCTGACCAGACTGTTGTAGACGGCGACCTGGGCGACGGTGCCATAGTTTTGGGCGCCGACCGGGCTGTACGCGAACGTCGGCGAGCCGATCGCCGCGAACTGGGGGCTGCCGGCCACCGCCGCGGTGCCGGGACTGGAAGTGGCGTCCACGGTGCCGTCCACGTAGACGGTCATGGCCCCGGTGGTGTGGTTGACGGTGCCGACCAGGTGATGCCATTTGTTGTCGCACACGTTTCGGACGCCGACGCAGGGGGCGACGTTGTACAGGCTGTACAGGACGGTCTGGCCGGTGCTGTTGACGGTCAGACCGCAGTTGACACCGCCGACCGCACCGTTGATGTCGGTCTGGTTGAAAATCCAGGACACCTGGGACGGGAAACTGGTGGCCAGAATCCAGGCTTCGATGGTGACGTCGAGGGTGCCGCCCAGGTTGAGCGGGTTGGGGACGGTGGCATATCCGGCCGGACTCGAGGGTGTCCCGAACGTGACCGCCGTGGCCGGGTCGAACACGAACGGGCCGGCCACACCCAGGGTGGGTGTGCCCACATAGGTGCCGGTCCGCTGGTTGCCGGAACTGTCGGCCGCACCGGCCGAGCCGACCGGGTCACCCAACGTCCAGTAACCGGTCGGGCTGTCGGCCAGGACGGCGTTCTCGTAGGTTCGGACCGCCAGCGGGGCGTTGTTCATGTACGAGAACAGGTCGACGCAGGACAGGCTGACGGTGGCGTCGTTGGGGGCGGTCCAGCCGGTGGCCCACACGTCGGCGATCCCGGTGTACACGTAGAAGAGGAAACTGTTGATGGTGGCCTGCAACCGGACCGGCCGGCCGGGCAGGATTTTGCCGGCGTACGGGCTGGTCACCGACCACGGATCGTATTTGCCGGACCGATTGTCCAAAGTGACCGACATGGTGCCGGACTGGACCCGGTCGATCTCGTGCTGGCGGCCCCGGTTGGTGTCCAGGTTGTCGCGGATGTCGGCGGTGATATCGGTCCACACGTTGACGGCGCCCAATGTGCCGGGCGGGCTGGCGATCGTCGAGAACAGGATGGGGTCGGACTGGGCGGTGTTGTTGAACCCGACCAGCAGTTGCCAGACCGGCTGCCAGGCCATCGGTCAGGTGGTTTTGAGGCCGAGCGGGCGGCGCTGCTGTTCCTGCAAGAGCTGGGTGAGCACCACGTTCCCCAACGTTTTGCCGTCCACCTGCAACACGATCGTCGTACCAGCGCTGGGGCTGCCGGCGCCGACCACGTACTCGTTGCGGCCCGACGTGTTCAACGCCAGTGTCAGGCCGGGCGGGAGGATGCCGCCCCGGTCGTACCAGCCGGCCGAAACCTCATGGGCCCAGGCGTTGATGGGGTCACCGTACCGGGATTTGATGTAGGCGAACAGGCCGTTCAGCTGGCCCATCAACGTGTTGGGATCGCCGCCCGGCCACTGGTAATACCAGCTGGGTCCGGTAATACCCTGGGCGATCCCGTAGGCGCCGGAGGTGGGGTTGGTGGCAGTCATGGACCACCCGGATTCGCGCATGACCAGATTGTTCAGGGCGGTCCATTCGGCACCGGTCCAGCCGATGAAGGCGGCGGCCTGCTGGGCTACGGCGGCGTTGCTCCCGGTCAGCACGGCGGCGGCGGCGGCCGCGCCCACCGGCGGGCCTTTCAGCCCACCACCACCGCCGCCACCACCGAGCAGGCTGCCCAGCAGCGGGATGTGGCTGAGGAACAGGTGTTTGAGGAACTTGGGGATGTCGCCGATCATGGCTTTGGCCGCGGACAACGGGTTTTTCAGGATGAGGCCTTTGACGAACCCGGCCATGATGTGCTGGCCCCAACCTTCGGCCTCCTTGGATGGCGACCCGAAACCGAACAGGCTGAACACGGCGTTCTTGATGGGGTCGAAAATGTTGTTCTTGACCCAGTTGTAGGCGTCCTTGAGGATGGATGTGATGCCGTTGTACAGGCCGTTGACGATGTCCTTGCCGGCCTGGACCAGCCAGTTGACAGCCCCGTCGAACACCCGGGCGATGGCCCCGCCGACCCCGGTGAAAAAACGGAGGCCGGGGCTGATGATATTGGTGAACACCCAGGAGATGCCGTTCCACAAGCCGTTGAGGAGGTCCCGGCCCCGCTGGTAGAGCCAGTTGACGGCGCCGGTGAAAAAGTTGGCGATAGCCCCGGCCGCCCCGGTCCAGAACCGGAGGTTGGGGACGATCACATTGTCGTACACCCATTTCAGGCCGTTCCACAGGCCTTGCAGGATGTCCCGGCCCCGCTGGTACAGCCAGTGGACGGCGTCGTTGAAGAACCCGACGATGGCCCCGGCCGCGCCGGTCCAGATTTTGAGGTTCGGCACCAGGACGTTGTCCCACACCCATTTCAGCCCGGCCCACAGGCCGTTCAGGACGGCCCGCCCGGCTTTGCCCAGCCAGTTGTAGGCGTCCACGAAAAACCCGCCGATGGCCCCGGCGGCGCCGGCGATCCCTTTGAAGAACGGTTTGATGACGTTGTCCCACGGCCATTTGATGCCGGCCGCCAGGCCGTTCATGATGTCCTTGCCGATCTGGACCAGCCAGGTGACGGCGTGGGATCCCCAGTTGACAATATCGTGGCCCATCTGGGTGAAGAATCCGACGATGGCCCGGACGGCGTCCAGGGTCCAGGCTTTGATGTCCCGCCAGATTTGCTGCCAGTGCAAGGCCAGGATGCCCAGCCAGCCGATCGGGCCCAACAACGCCAGGATGAGGGTGCCGAGGCCGCCCCGCAAAAATTTGACGGCATCATCGAACCAGTGCTTGATGTCGGTCCACACTTTGTGCCAGTGGGTGGCCAGGTAGATAATCCCGCCGACCAGGACGGTGATGCCGGCCGCGATGCCCAGGGTGGCGGCGTTCTCGGCGATGAAGGCAACCGCGGCGGCGGCGGCCATCAGGCCGAAGGCGCCCACGATGGCCATGATCCCGGCCACCACGATCGACTTGTGCTGGCTCATCCAGCCGACCACTTTCATGATGATGGGGATCAGTTTTTCGCCGATCTTGGCGGCCACATCCTCGATCTGGGCTCGGGCCGCTTTCATTTTGCCGCCGAACGTGTCGGCCGCCGCCGCGGCCTGGCCGCCCATCCGTTGCCGTAAAGCGTCGATCACGCCGGTGCCGGTGTGGGTCAGGTCGTTCAGTTTGGCCTGGGCGTCCCGGACTTTGCCGAGGGCCGTCTCGTATTTGGCGTGCGCCTTGGAGGCCGGGTTGGCGGCGTCCGGGAACTTTTTGAGCAGATCGTTCAGGTTGGCCTGGGCGGTGGCCACATGCTGTTGGGCTACTTTGACTTTCTCGGCCGAGCTGGCCACCAGCGGCAGGTCGATGCCCATCTGTTTCAACGGGCGCAGGTTGCCTTCGGAGCCTTTGGCCACCGCGATCATGGCCGTGGACAGGTCGACGTGTTTGACGGCGGCCACGTCGGCGGCCACCTGCAACAAGTCCAAAGCTTTTTTGGCGGACCCGGTGGCGGTGGTCCCGGCCATCAAAGCCGCCTCGGTCTGGGCGTTGGTGAACCCGAACTTTTCCATGGCCTTGTCGGCCACCCCGACCGGGGCGGCGAACGCCTTGTATTTGGCGCCGGTGTTCTCGACCGCTTTGACCAGCCCGGCGTGGGAGTCCTCCAGTTCGCTGCCGGCTTTGATGGCCACCGCCACCCCGGTCACGGCCCCGGCCCCCAAAGCGGCGAAGGCGCCGGCCCCGAACTTCGACAACGCCCCGAAATGGGAGGTGCCGGCCTTCTCGGTTTTCTCCATCTCTTTACGGGCTTCGGCCATCTTGGCCGAAAATTCACTTATGGTGGCCCGCAGTTCGACAAAGACATCGGGCATCAGTCGACCTCGAACAACCGTCGAACCGAACGATGGGCGCCGGTCCCCTTCAACCAGGCACCGTCGCGGGTGCCACGATGTCGACCGAATTCCGAGACCGGTTTGGTGACGCCACAACCGACGCAGCGTTTCATCGTTCTTTCCAGACCCGGTTGAAGGCCCGGCCGGCGATGACCGGCATGACGTTCTGGCCGGCTTCGGCGCCTTTGGCCATGTAATGGGCGCGGTCCTCGATTTTGGCGGCGTACAGGATGGACCGGGGCGAGCGGGGGCCGACGGTGAGCCGGTATTCGTGGCGGCCCACTTTTTTCAGATGCCGGGATGACCGGATGCTGTCGCGCAGCAGACCGGGTATGGGCCGGCCGGTGTTGTACGCCTCTTTGGCACTGGCCCCGGCCCGGATTTGTTTGCGGATCTGGCGGACACCGACCAGGTTTTTGTCTTTGAGGACGGGCGCGGCCCGGCGGGCCTCTTTTTTGACTTCGCGGCCGGCCTGGCGTACCGCCCACATGGCGGCCCGGTCCATCCGGCGGGACCGGTCGTCGACGAACCGGGTGAACGGCGCGGTGACCATCCTGAAGTCGATGCCGTCAGCCACGCTGTTGGGCTTTCTGTTTGTCGGCGGCCAGCTGGCTGTAACGGCCGTGCAGGGTGATCAGGTCATCGACCTCCACCGCGTTGAGATGGTCGATGCGGTCCAGGGGGACGTGGAACACGGTGGTCAGGAGGTAGGTGCGTAGGAGGGGATCTCGAACGTCTCCTCCGTTGAGGAGTCCGGCCGCGGTCCGCCAGACCCGGAGGTAGGGGCTTTTGGGTCGACGTCCGGGCTGTAGTCGGGGGTGAGCTGGGGGGCCAGGTCCCGGCACACTTTGGCGATCCGGTCGTAGCTGCCGGCGTCCAGGTCGCCGAGAACGGTGTCGTCGACGGGACCGTAGGACCATTCTTTGACCAGGCACAGGATGAGCATGTCGACCATGCGGTCGGTCAGGTCGGTTTCGGTGCTGGAGAACGAGCCGGGGTCGGGGACGGTGGCCGGCCGGTCCGGGGTTTCGGTGTCGGGGTTGGGGATTTGCGGCAGTTGGGACACGCGGGCGTTCAGGTCGGCCACCGCGGAGACGTAGCGGCGGCGGGTGCGTTCCCGGACCTTGTTGGGCTGGTACAGGACGGCCCAGTTGTCGTCGGGCAGGTCCAGGCGGGTCACCCGGCGCCCGTCTCGGCCGGCGGTTCCGGTTCGCTGACAACCGGTTCCGGTTCGGGTGTGGGCTCAACATTCTCGTCGCCGGCCTCGGGTTCGGGTTCGGGTTGTTCGATGGCGGGCTGATGGCCTTGCAGACTGTCGTAGGGGCCGGGTTCGGGCTGGCCCGGCACCGGCACGGTCTCCGCTTCGGGTTCGGGCTGGGGGCTGGTGTCGGTCACGGGTTGCTCCTTTGGTGGTCGTCCGCGTTTGGCCATGTCACTGGAAGGTGCCGGTGGCCAGCGTGTTTTTCAGGACGCTGCGCGACGGGCTGTAGCCGCCGCCGGCGGTGTTGGCATCGGTGGTGTTGGCCACCGCGCTCACCGGCCCGCCCACCTCCACATAGCCTTTGCCGCCGGTCACATTGACGGCCCAGCCGTCCACGAACAGGCATTTGGTCATCTGCAACTGGAAATAGGACTGGGTGCCGCCGGTGCCGTTGACCAGGGTGAACGACACCGGGATCTGGGAGCCGTTCAGGAAAAAGTTGAGGTTGTTGGCGTCGTCGTTCTCGTAGGTCAGGTTCAGGTTGCCGGTGGTCGACAAAGGTCCGGCCCACACGATGGTGGCCTGCTGGGAGCCGTCCAATGTCTGTATGGCTTCCATCGATTCTCTTTTGACCGTGAAATCGGCGGCCAAAGTGTTGTTGACGGTGACACTGTTGATGGAGGTGGCGGCCTGCCAGGCGCCTTGGGGGGCGACGGTGGTGAAGGTGGGCGTGTAGTTGGCCACCACCGCCGAGCCGAGGCTCATCCATTTCGACGTGTAGGCCAGGTTGGTGCCGACGTCGAACTTGATTTGCACCTCCGAGCATTTCGCGCCCGGGAACAGTCTCACGTTGCCGCCGTTGTACACGAACAACAAGAGCGGGGTGGGCTGACCGTTGGAGGCGGACGTGTTCATGCCGGCGAACGTGTGCGAGTTGGGGGTGCCGGCCGAAAAGTCGACGGCCCCGTACACCGAGCCGAGCACGAAACCGAACTGGTCGGTGAACACGTCGCCGTCGATGCCGACCTCGGCGTGCTGGGTGGACGGCACACTGTTGTAGGCGGCCACGTTCGAACCCCGGATACCGGTGTCGTCGATGTAGGCGATGTGGTCGTTGAGGGTGAGACCGGTGACCGGCATCCAGGACACCGGCCCCAGGCTGGCGGTCAGCTGCCAGTAGATGGGCGTGTTGGCCGGATGGGCGTTGGTCAACGCCGGCACCGTCAGGGTGGCGGTGCCGCCGCCGGCGGACACGGCGGCCGTCTCGGATTTGGCGCCGTCGATGATGTAGACGGTGGACGAGGCCGGTATGCCGGTGCCGGACACCGGCAGCGACGTGGCGGCGGCGGCCACGCTGGCGGTCAGATAGGTGGGGGCGCCGGCTTTGGCGAACCCGACCCAGGATCGGAAGCTAGCTATCGGCATTAGCGGTCACCTCCTCGACCGCCGGGGCGGCCGCGGCTTCGGGTTCGGGTACGTCGTCGTCGACCGGTTCGTACGGTTTGGGGGCGTCCGGATCGTTGGGGTCGGCGAACAGGGCTGCGGCCGGGTTGGTGTCGGCCGTGTAGGTGCCGCCCGGTTCGACCGTCACCGCCTCGCGGGTGCCGTCGCCGGGCATTTCGATGTCAACCCCGGTGATGTTCACATAGTCGGGCACAGGCGGATCCTTTTCCGTTCAGGTGGTGAGCAGGGTGGTGACAACATGGATCTGGAAGGGCAGGCGGGCCAGGATGTTGCCGGAGGTGTCGAACTCGTAGCGGAGCTGGCCGGCCAGGGTGAGACCGGTGATGGTGGACCCGTCGACACCGAGAGTGGGGTCGGTTCGTAACACGGTTTGGACGCCGGCGAACATGGCCAGGCACTGGTCGCGGGCCGTTTTGGTGTTGACGTCACCGGCCCAGGCTTCGGCCACGCACCAGATGTCGAACTCTTCGAACATGGACGTGTTGCCCAGATAGTTGAGGTCCTGGCGCAGGTCGACGGCGGCATAGATGTTGTTGGCCCATTCGCCGTCGAAGCCGACATAGACGGCCTGGGTCCACATGGTGTCGCCGGCGGTTTGGGGCCCGTCGTACACCCGGGCCGGGTCGGCGAACGTCGGGCTGGCTTTGAGGGCGGTAACCAGGGCGTCGGTGACAACCCCGATCCTGGAGGTGGTGATCGGCATTTCTAGACGTAGGCTTCTTGCAGGTAGGGCAGGCCGTTGGCCGGGTCGGTGCCTCTTAACACTTCGATAGCCCGGTTCGGTATGGCATAGGACATGCCGGGCAGGACGATCTCTTCCAGGGCGGGCGCCGGGGTTTGGCCGGGCCCTCGGGATGTTTGCCACAGGTGGTCGACGATGAGCCGGGCCGACAGGTTGAACGCGGCCGGCACACTCGTGCCCCAGCCGGCCAGGTACACCACCTGATACCAGGGGCCCCAACCGTAGAACGGTAACAGGCGTTTGCGCTGGATGATGCCGGTGGCCGGGTCGACGTCCAGGTCGGTCAACGTCATGGCCTGCCCGGACGAGATGTCGGTAATGGAGGTGACGGAGACCAGGGGGCGTTTGCGGACGGCCAGGGCGGTGCTGTTACCCAACAGGCGGCAGCGTTCGCTGATGGCGCGGTTGACGGCCGGGCCGCCGGTCAATGATTCGATGGCCGAGGTGACGGTGTCGACCATGTTTTGCAGCTCGGCGTCATAGGTGCTGGTGGCGGCCGGGATGTTGACGGTGTCCTTGGCGTCCTGCAAGGGCAGGACTTTGATTTCGAACGGGTCGTACACGTCGAACGTGCCGGTGGACACGCCGGCGTTGGTGCCGGTGGCGGTGGCCACCCACAGGTAGTGGCCGTTCTGGGCCAGGTCCGGCGTGGCGGGCAGGTCCTGGTGGTAGAGGCCGGTCGAGTCGTGGGTGGGTGTGTAGGAGGTTTGGGTGGCGTCCGGTTTTTGGACCACCAGGCCGAGGGTGGTGGCGTCGGCCAGGGCGCCGTTGACATCGCGGACGGTGACGGGGATCCGGATGGGCTGACCGTTGGGATAGCGGGCCATGTCTCAGGTCTCCTCGTCGTAGCCGGTGACGGTGGCCGGGGTGCGGGTGGTGCCGGTCAGGGCGGCCCGGGCCACGGTGGTGGCGGCCAGGTTGGTGCGGGCGGTGCTGACCCCGGCCAGCACGCTGGACTGGGTGACGGTCTGGACCTGGCCGACGGTGAACTTGGGCCGGTAGACGGCTATGTCGGTGAGGGCGGCCAGCAGGTCGACGGCGGTCCGGGCCGGGTGCTGGGCGGCCCGGGCGGCGATCTCGGCGAACGTGGTGAGCGTGTCGGTGGCGGTCCGAAGCGAGCCCTTAGAGCGGGTGACGCTCTCGGTAAATCCGGCAAGGGCATCGGTCAGAGCTCGAGGGTGAGCAACAGCTCGGGTGACCACCTCAGTGAACTGGTCGAGCGAATCCGAGGCGGTGACGGTGGTGTGATGGGCGCCGCCGGTGCTGACCGATTCGACCAGTTGGGCCACGCTGTCGGTGGCGGTACGGATGAAGGTCTGGGCGGCCCGGGTGGCCGTCTCGGTGAAAGCACTAAGACTGTCGGTGATGTTGCGGACGTGGCCGGCGATCCGGGTGACCGTCTCCGAGATCTGGTCGAGGCTGTCGGCGACCGCCCGAGGGTGGGTGGCGACCCGGGTGACCGTTTCGGCCAGCTGGTCGAGCGTGTCCGAGGCGGTGACGGTGGTGTGATGGGCGCCGCCCGTCGAGGTCGACTCCGACAGCTGGGTGAGCGTGTCGGCCGCGGTGCGGGTGAAGGCCTGGGCGGCCCGGGAGACGGTCTCCGACAGCTGGGTGAGCGTGTCGGCGGCGGTGCGGGTGAAGGCCTGGGCGGCCCGGGTGGCCGTCTCGGTGAACTGGGTGAGACTGTCGGTAACCGCCCGGGGGTGGCCGGTGATCCGGGTGACGGTTTCCGAGTACTGGGCCAGGGTGTCGCTGGCGGTGCGGCCCACACTGGCGACCACCCGGCCGGTGGTCTCGGTGAAACCGGTGAGGGTGTCGGTGGCGGTGACGGTGCCGTGATGGCCGACCGTGGCCGACGCCGTCTCCGAGTACTGGTCGAGCGTGTCCGAAGCGGTGACCGTGGTCGACAGGCCGGTAGTGACATGCTGATCGCCGACGATGACGATCGGCCGGAAGGCCGGGCCCTGCAGGAAACTGCCGGGCTGGCGGGCCACCGGGCCGGCGGACAGGACCGGGGCGGCGCCCAGCTGGAAGGCGCCGGTGATGATGTTGCCGATGTCGCCGGCCGCCGACCAGGTCCAGGTGTTGGCCTCCGAGCCGCCCGTCGAGCTCTTGTAGGCCACCATGACATCGGCGTTGGCGCTGGTGTTGATGTTGTTGGCGTCGGCCGTGTACCCGCCGGGCGGCGTGCCGGTAATGCTGGCGCCCTGATCGGACCAGTAGGTGACCAGCAGCTCGTTCGCCGCTGACGACGAGTAGGTGGCCGACCCGGACGTGCCACTGCTGAAAGTGAAGATGCCGAACGTGCCGTCGGCGGTGGCCGACACGCCCGAAAACTCCTGGACCAGCAAGCCGATACCGTTGGTGGACTGGCCGACCGTCAACGTGAACGTTTTCGAGGGGGTGGCCGGCACCACATAGGCGTAGACGGCCGACGTGTAACCGGCCTGGGCGTTCTCGATACGGATCTGGGTCAGGTTGTTGCTGTTACCGTCCGCGACCGAGGTGATGGTGGCGGTGGTGCCGGTCATCTGGGCCGCGTAGGCCACGATCAGGTTGCCGGTGACCGGCGTGCCGGCCAGGGTGGCGGTCAGGGTGAGGGTGCTGGAGCCGGTGGCCGAGATCGATTGGACGAATGACCACGCCATCTAGCGTGGACCTAGATGTGGGTGACTTCCTCGACGATCCAGGAGTGCAACACCACGATGTTCGACGCGCTGGACGCCGAATAGGTGGCCTGCACCGACCACAGAGCGGCCGCCGAGTTGTCGATGTTGGTGGTGGCCAGGGCGATACCGGGAATGGGGATCTGGGTGACCGCCGTCAACGTGGTGCCGTACCACAGTTCGCCCTGGGTGAGGGTAGTCAACGTGTAGCCGGTGACCGCCGCGATCGCCCGGACGTGGGTGATGGTCCGGAGCCGCCAGGGCAGGGTGACGGCCCCGGAGGCGGTCGTTAGGGCCACGTTGACGGCCAGGGCGGTGGCCCCGAAATAGGTGCCGAACACCAGGGTGGGCGTGCCGGTGGTCGAGAAGGTGCCACCCGCCTCGGTGCGAAGGGTCGACCCCGGTTTGAGGTAGTAGGCGGGAATGTTGAGGGCCGGGCCGGGCGCGGTGTGGGTGCCGGCCACCAGGTTTTGGGGTCCGGTGAACGTGTCCGAGGTGACCGCAACGGACAGCGGGTCGTTGAGCTGGCTGGCGTACGTTTCGCGGAGGGCCATCGGTTCAGCAGGTGATCTGCCAGCCGGCCAGCTGGATGGTGTCGTTTACGGCCGCCACCGTGGCCGTGGCCGACAGCAGCGTTTCGAGCAGGGGGATGGTGCCGGCCGCCGCCAACGAGTTGAACAGGATGACCTTGCCGATGGTCACCGACACGCCGGCCGTATACGTCCAGGTGTGATTGAGGGTGATCTGTTTCGACCCGGGAATGGTCGGGGCGGTGGCCCCACCCTGGCCGACATAGGCCCGGGCCAGGCCGCTGGCGTTCTGTTCGGTGGCCGTACCACCCGAGGTGCCGTCCGCCCACAGGCCGTCAGCGCTGCGGGTCACATCGGCGGCCGCCGCCGCGGACACGCTGGTGGACAGGGCCACCCACCAGGACCAGGTGCCGCCCGGCAGGATGGTGGCCGTCCCCGCCGCCGACGTGGGCGTGGTGCCGGCCGCCCCGGTCACCGGAATGGCATACCACTGATCGACCGTCACCACGGTGGCCGTATTGCTGACCACCACACCGAACACGCTGTTGGTGACCGTGCTGTTGGTGACATAACAGATCTTGCCCTGCAGGCCGGTGTTCCCGGCCGAACTGGCGCCGGTGGGCAGCCCGGAAGCACCGGTCAGGGTGGTGGCCGTAGTACCCGTATAAGCCACGAACGAACCGTTCAGGCCGGCGCCGACATCACCGAACGACAGGATCCGCTGGATCTGGTTCTTGCCCACATCCACCTGCAAATTGTGTTGGCGGCGGATTTCTCGCCACACCCGGCGGCGGCCACCAGCATTACCTTCACCCCACCGGCCATCGTTACGCAGGACCGGGTCGGTGAAGGCGGCCGGGTCGTCGACCAGCACATCCGGGTTCACCGGGAACCGGTCGTCTATAACGCTGGTGGTTCGCAGTTCGACCGGGTCGAACATTTTGCGCCAACCATTCCGGAACGACCGCCAGTCCAGGACCCCGGCCTTCAGGTGGCGGATGTCCTGCTCGAAATCGTGTTTGCCCTGCCGCATCTGGACAGGCTCTCGGGACAGCATGTCTTTCACAGGCTGGCTGCTTTCTCGTAGGCGGCTTCCCACCGCGGCCAGTTCTTTTCGATGGTCCAGTCGGCCGCCTGGCGGCGGGCGTTGGCGCCCAGCTCGGCCCGCAGGTTCTCGTCGCCGATGAGCTCACCGAGACGGTCCGACCAGTCGGTGTCGGTGTCGACCAGGAAGCCGGTCACCCCGTCCTGGACGAACTCCGAATACGGGAGCCGGTTCTGGGCCACGATCGGTATGCCAAGGGCGGCCATCTCCAACGCCCGGATCGGGGTTTTGGACCGGTTAAACGGGACGTCCGCAGAGGGGGCGACAGCGATGTCGAAATCGATGTTCTTGTAGTAGCGGCCCACATCCTGTTGCCAGTTGGTGCGTCGGCACCGGTAGCGCAAATCCCGCAGGAGGGGCGAGAAGTCGTAACCGATGGAGTGCAGGTCGATATCCGGATGGTCGACCACCAGCTGTTTGAGAACGTCCTCGATGTCGACCATGTCGATCAGGTGGCTGGTGCCGCCGGCCCAGCCGACCGTGACCCGATCCCGGCGGGGCCGGTGCAGATCGAGCAGGCCGGCTTTCACATAGTTGGGCAGAATCTCGATGTGCTCGCAATACGGGCTGAGCGTGTCGGCCAGGTGCTGGTTGGTGGTGGTGACCATGTCGCACATGCGGACGCAGCGCCGGATGGATTCTTTGGCCCGCTCGTCATTCAGGTGGGGCAGCCCGGACGGGTCGACCTGAAGCATGTCGTCGTCGACCTCGTACACGATCCGGGTTTGGCCGACCAGGCTTTCCACCAGTTGCAGGCCGCCGGTCCCGGCCGGGCGTTGCAACACGGTCACATCGGGTACGTCCGGGGTTTGCGGATCCTCTGCGATATTGGCGTAGTTGTGCAGGCTGTTCCTTTTCAGATGGTCGAACGGCAGCCAGATCCGGTAATACGAGGAGCCGTCCCGGGAGTGGGGCAGGGTGGCGACCGTCAACGTTTTGCGGCGGGGCCGGTGCTCGAGGAACCGTTCGGCGGCCCGGTCCGACCAGGCGGTGGTAGTCATGCCGCCGTCCTGATCACACCGATGCCCATCCAGGTTCGCGGTTCGGTCACGATCTCCTCCTTGCCGGGCACGTCGAGCGAATCCCAGAACGCTTTGACCTTGCATTGCGGCACCCGGGGATGGTCACAAATGTCGTGCAGGCCGATGACACCGCCGGCCCGCACCAGGGGTGCGTACATTTCGTAATCGGCCCGGACGCCGTTGTAAGAGTGGTCGCCGTCGATGAACAGCACGTCGACCGGCCGCCCTTTGAGCAGGCCGAGCAGCGCCTGGCGGGTCAAAGGATCATGGCTGTCGCCGTACACGATCTCGCAGCCGTGATCGTTGAGGGCCAGCCCGGAATTGAACCCGGCGCCCGGCTTGTCGACCCCGATGACCCGGGCGCCCAGTTGTTGCCAGGCCCACAGGGTGCCGCCGGCGTCGGAGCCGATCTCGACGATCACCTCCAGCGGTCTGAGATCCATGAGAAGGGCGAGGAACCCGGTCAGCTCGCCGCCCTTCTGTATGGCGTCATGGGTGTCGATGGCCTGGCTGGCGATCAGACGGGGATGCAACACTCAGCTGATGGTCAGATATCTGAAGGCGGCTGTGGTGGAGACGTTCGAACCGTAACGCCAGAACATGTACCAACCGGCCTGGCCGGTGGGCAGCTGGGCGTTGCCGGTGCCTTTCAACATGGGGTCGTACAACATTGAAACCCCGACCCGGTCACAAATTATGAACTGGTTCCAGTCGCCGTACAGCAACGTCATGGAAGCGGTCCCGGATGCCGCCGACGTGCCGGTGGTGACCGCGTTCATGTCCGAACCTTCATAGATGGCCTGGCCCAGCAGGGAGGCCGGGGCCGGGCTGGTCAGGTTGGCCCAGAACTGGGCGCCACCGTACTGGTCGACCGACCGGATTTTGTTGATGACCACAATGTTGGCGGCGAATGCCGCGGCCGAACTGTTCCGGAATCGGGGTGGCAGGGCGGCCTGCAAGTTCATGACGTCGGCCATACCGGCCGGGCCGGTGTAGGCCGTGCCGGTGGTGGTCGAAAACGCGGCGCCGGTGGCGACCGGCGCCACCCGGGAACCGGCAGCCAAGGCCGAGGCGATACCCAACGGTTCGTTGGAGGCGGTGCCGGCGCCGGTGGTGAACTTGGCCGACTCCAGGCGGTCTTTGGCGTCCGCCAGCAGGCCGGGCAGCTGCTCCCCGAAGTTGGTGTCGTCCAACGCTTCGTAGGAGCCGAGCACCCAGGCCACCGCCTTCTGGGGTGTGACCTGGATCTGGCCGAGGGTGGGCGACATGTCCGAGGCGGTGACCGCTTCGGCGATCATCGCCGCCGTGACACCGGCCGAGTTGACACCCTGCCAGGCGTTCGATGTGGTCTGGACGATACGCGCCGCCCGCCGGTAAAAATTGGCGCTCGAAGTGTTCGTCAACACTATTTGAGGGTCGAGAATGTAGGGCAGGAGATACCCGCCCGAAGCGTTGGTCAGGTTCATGGCCCGCATGCTCATGGGCAGTTCGTCCAGGCGGGCCTGGCCGGTCATCGGGTTTTCCAGGTAGGCCCGGAAGGCGTCACGATATTCGCGGCTGCCGGTCAGCAGCATGTGCCGGGCCACACCCCGGTCGGCGCCCATGGCCACCGACCGTTCGTAAGCGGTCTCGGCGAAATCGTGGGACAGCAAATGGTCTTTCTCGTCACGTTCGATCAACGTTTGGGCCCGGGCCCGCAGCTCGTCCTGGAGGACCATGCCTTTCTCGACCCGTTCCAGCTCGGCGAACGGATCGACGTTCGACCGGACAAACATTTCCGGGGCTTTGTTCGGTTCGGGTTCTTCCCGGTTTTCGGGCTGGTCGGCGGCTTCCATGATGCGCCGCAGGTTGGCCTGCCGGGTGCGCTGCTCGATGACATCCGGTTCCAACTCGTCATAAGCGGCGATAAGGGTGGCCTGTTCGTTCAGGTCGGCTTCGGTCGGATCGGGAAGTTCCATGATCCGTTTCAGGCCGCCCCGGATAGAGGTCAGCTCGGCTTCCATTTCGGGCAATGTTTTAAACATGGGGTCCACTCCTGATGATGTGTCGGGCGCGTTGCGCCATCAGTTCCTGCTTGATGGACCGAGGCGAGTACCCGACGTCGTCGGGTAAGTCGTCGGTGGCAAGCCCCGGGTCGGGGGTGTCCCGTAACAGCAGTTCTTCCAGGCGGCCGACCCGCTGCTCGAGGTCACCGAGCTGGCCGGTGCGGACACCGACAATGGCGGCATCCTGGTAGGCGGGGAACGGGGTCGGCCCGAACTCCCGCAACGTCGACTCCATGCGGCGGACGGTCTCACCCGACCGGTAACGGCCGCCGGGCCGGCGGGCCGGTTCGGACCGGTCGAACCGGCCCGAAAACGAGTAGGCGGTAATCGACCCTTCCCGAATGGCTTCGAGGACTTCGTCAGCCAGCTGGGTTTTGTGGAACCGGGTGGTGGTCCTTAAGCCGACCTGGTCGGCGACCAGGTCGACAGGGGTGCCGATCGGCACCGAATGCCGTTCCGACGGGGTCGACCACATGGTCATGCCATGGTTGTACATGACCTTGACCGAGCCGAGCCCGGCCTTCGAACGGCGGGCCCGGTCGATAGCCCGGTTGAAACAGGCCGGGTCGATGATCTCGTCGTAGTCGCCGTCCTGGTCGCGGATCGCCGACGGGGCGTCGAAAATGGCGGCGTAGGCTTCGACGGTGCGACCGTCGCCGCCGGCCCGGACACTGATGTCGGTCAGGTCGAACGACCGGGTGTACGGGGTGGACTCCTCGGCCCGGCCGCTGCCCGCCATCATGTCGCCGATGCTGCCGTCGGCCTGCCAGTGGTCGGGGATCATGCTCGCAGCGCCCATGGCTTTGGCCCGTTTCATGATGTGCCGGCGGATGGCGTCATGGTCGGCGCCGCCCCGCCCCACGGCGTGCACGGCGTTGCCGAGGTCTTCGCGGTCGGCGATCGGGTAGGCGCCGTCGGGCATGGCCTGACCGTTTTTGGCCATGGTCCGCAGTTGTTCGGCGTTGTATTTGGCCATCATTTGCTCCCGTTGGCGGTGGGGTTGCCGGGCCGGCGGTAACCGTCCGGTCGGGTCGGGATCGACGCCGGCAACGGCTTTTTGGTGGTGGCGGTTTGCGGCTGGGTGAGCACCTGGCCGCCCCCGGCCGGGCTGCCGGTTTTGGCCGGCCGGGCCACGCTGGCGATGTTGGAGTCCTGGCCGGAGCCGGGCCCGGTTTCGGGCGGGCCCATGTCGGCCACGTTGATGGTTTCCCGTTCGGCCACACCCGGGGTGGGGGCGTTCGGGTCGGCCACCAGCTGGCCGAGATCGCCGGACGAGACCGCGGCGACCACACTGTCACGGGTGAACCCGGCCTGGACCAGAGTGATGACCGCGGCGGCGTTCACCTGGACGACCTGGGCTCGTTCGGTTTCGGCGGCCTGCAGAGCCGAAATATCGGCCGTGTCGTACCAGAGCTGAACGCCCTGGCCGGGCATGTCCGGGATCAACGGTTGGAGGCTGGCGCACAACGACCGCCACAACGGGCGCAGGGTGCCGTCCCCGAAACGGCGCATGGCGGCCTGATAGGTTTCGCCGGCCTCCGGGTTTTTCAAACCCACAATGATGGGCGGGACGCCGGCCGCACTACAGATCCGTTCCTGGCCGCCGGCCTGGACGGCCCGAAAATCCAACTGTTGGAGGCTGGTGCCCATGATCGGGTCGGCACCCTGATCCAGGATCAGCGGCTGCCAGGCGTTGCCGACCCCGCCGTATTTGGCTTTGAGACGTTCGGCGATGCTGTCCACCGTTTCGGGCCGCAGTTTGGCCGCATATTTGACCGCCGCGACCGGCTGACCGTGATCCAGATACCGAGTCTTCGCCGACGTCAGCGCCGAATCGGCATAAGAGTCGCGCAGGACCGGGGTCAGCCAGGACTGGCCCCGAAAATTGGCGGCCGGGTCCGGGAGGAACGACCAGTGGACGATCTCGCCCACCTCGAAATGTTGGGGTGGCATGGTCCGCTGGGTGCCGGGCGGTGGCGGCGCCGGATCCCACTCGTAGCCGATCACCTGCCGGTAGGTGCGGCCCAGACTGTCGGTGGTCTGCCGGGACACGATGACCACCTCGGACGGCGGCAACCGCCACAACAGGTCGTCGGCTGCTTTCCACCAGTAACTGTTGCCGGCCAGGTCGATGTCCTGGACCATGCGGGCGATCAGGTCGCCGGTGGTCCCGTTCGGCCACGGCTCCTCCAGGATGGCCAGACTCGGGTTGCCGTACAAATGTTTGTTGACCTTGCTGCGGAACTTGAAGGTGGCCTCGGCCATCAGCATCATCCGGATCAGGATGCAAGCGAACACCGGGCCGTCCGTCGCATAAGCCTGTTGGGCCGCCGACAGCACGTCCTTCAACGCGGCTTCCCGGTTGGCGTCCGTCGACACTGACACCAGCACCGAAGCGCCGGAGGCCATGCCTTCGTAGTAGCCGGCCGCGTCCCGCAGCGAATAGCGGTCCAGGACCCGGTCCAACAGTCGCATCACGAGGCCCGTTTCCAGCGTTCCAGGATCTGCTCATGTGACGTCAAACCCTGCCGGGGTCGGCTGGTGTCCTCGCGCAGCAGGGCGTCCAGGCCGAACAGCAGACCCCCGGCCATGAGCACGATCCCGACCGCCCAGACGGCTACCAGGTAGGCGCCGCCGACCATGACTATGGTGGCGGCCACGATCTGGATGGTCGGCGACCGCCAGCGGCGGCGTCTAGTCGAAGACCCGGGCGTCGGTCTGCCCCTGGCTGCCGCCCGGCGACTGGTAGCCGCCCACCGGGCTGTGACCGGCCGGGCCGGCCTGGCTGACAATGAACTGGTGGGCGTCGGCCTGGCTTCGCCCGGCCGCGGCCATGGTCGAGGCCACACCCTGGCGGACGTCCGCCTCGGTTTGGGTCATGTTGGGGTTCTGGTTCTCGTAACTGCCGGACATCACATTTCGCCCGGCTGTTCGCCGATAGCCAGACCGGCGTCCCATTCGAACATGGCCCCGTAGCCGCCGACCTCGTGGCCGGCCGCGCCCGAACCCTGCGGGCTGGCCATCAGATCCCGGCCCTCCATGGATCGCACCTCGGCCGCCGACTGGGACTGGGACATGAGCCCGGCCACGTCCGGCATCGGACCTGGCATCGGGTTCTGCTCACCGCCACCGCCGATGTCGGTGCCGTTGCGTTGCTGTTTCCCGGTAAAAGCCATACAACCTCCTCAGATCAGGACCGCTACCACCAGGCCGAGGGCCAGACCGGCGGCCAGGATGATCACAGTCAGGACGACGGCCAGCAGCCACAGGCCGGCCCTGCTCCGCTCCAACGGAGCTAGCCGATGTAAACGTCGTCGGGGCCCAGTTCACCGCCGGTGGTCCGGAACCCCCACACCGCCAGCGAGGCGGCCACCAACGGCGAAATCTCGGACACGGACCGGCGCCGTCCCCACCGCCAGGCGTCTCCCACCGGCATCTGCACCGCCCCGGCGATCGCCGACGACAGTCTCGAATCCGACGTGTGGCGTAACTGGCAGGTGACGGCCAGATCAAAAAACGTTTCCGCGGCCTGGCAGGTTTGCCGGCCGTCCGGTTCGACCACCACCAACCCGGCCTCGACCAGGTCGGGGATCAGGCTGGCGGCCGGCCCGGCCCGGTCCACCACCCAGCCGATCGGCTGCCACTTCTGGTCCAACTGGCGGGCCCGGGCCACCAGCCAGTCCGTACCGGGGGCCATGTCCGCCAACTCCACCGCCAGCACACCATCCTGCCGGCAACCGGCCACGGCGATAGCGCCGACGGTGCGGATCGGGTTGACATCCAGCGCGAAACACACCGGCCCGGCCGGCCGCGACCTTTCCCCCCGCTCGTCGGTCTGGCCGTCATCGCAACGCTCCCACACCTGCTCGGGGATGATCCAGGCCGACCCGTCCAATGGCCAATCCCCCACCCCCAAACGTTCCGCCGCGAACCCGGCCGGGTCGGCGGCCATCGTCCGCCGTTCCTTCGAAATGTAGTCGGCGGTGATCCGGATACCCATGGCCGGGTTGGCTCGAGCCCAATCGGCCGGGTCGTCCGGCTGATAGGACTCCGGGTCGACCGACCATTCCATGTACGCCAACTGCGGGTCCTGACCGGACAGGGCCCGCACCCTGACCGCGCCCAGATGGGTGGACTGGCTGTCACCGGCCGTGGCCGCATACCACACCTGCGGGTTCGGGACCGCCGACAGGGTCGGCAGCGTGGCCCGGATCGGCGCCGGCGTCAAAATCTGGGCCTCGTCGAAAATCACACAATCCCCGGTGAACCCCCGGCCCGACGTTTTCGACCGGGCCAGAAACCGCAACTGGCGGCCGTCCAACGTTTCCACGCTCTCCCGGCCGGTGGTGGTGTGCGGCGTCTTGAACTTGCGGCGCAGCTCGTCCGAGTTGACGATCACCGTACAAATCCGGGTGAACGCCTCCAAACACGTCTTGAACTCGTGGGCGGTATGGATCAACAGCACCTCGTCCAGCAGCAACAGCCCGGCCAGCTCCCGGGCCATCAACACGTCTCCTTTGCCGTTCTGGCGGGGCAACACCTCGGCCACCTCGAACGCCGACCACCGGCCGGTATCGGTTTCGCCCAGGCCGTGCCCGAGGATCAACTGCTGCCACGGATCCAGCACCACCCCCACGGTGGCGCACAACTCCACCACATCCGCACCCGCCGACGTCCTATAGGGCGGATAGCAGCAGACCCGGGGCTGCTGGACGCCTCTAACCGGTCCGGCGGCGGGTTCGGCGACGTTCAGCAAGGTCATCGATACGGTCTCCGGTCGGTTTCGGCGCAGCCTCGATGGCCTCCAGGGTCATCCGGAACTCCCGGGCCAGGGCCGCCAACGCCCGAGCATCGGTCCCGGGGTCATGTACGGCCTGCTCGAGCCGGTCGGCCACCTGCCGGAGCCTTACCAGCGGGTTCTGAGCGTCCGGACAGCCTGCCGGCGCCGCTTCTGCAACCGGTTGCCGAGCCGGGCGCCGGCCCGCCGGTTGCACCGCCGGTGCACCATCCGTACCGGCCCGCCGGCGCCGCCCATCACCCTCGGCAGGACGTGATCGAGGTCGAGCGGCTGGCCTTCCAGCATGAGATTTCCGCACAACGGGCACGCCCTTCCATAGGCCAGCGGCAACAGCAGCCGGCGCTGCTTCTGATGGCCCGCCCCCAGGCCACGCTCAGTGGTTTTGACCATCCAGGACCCTCCCGGGCTTCGGGCTCACCGGCTTCGCACAAAATTGGTGGCTGCGGCGTGAGTCATCCGGCCCGCCCGCCCATCCTGCGATCTGCGCGCACCGTCGAGACGGTCACACCATCCGGTTAGCCTGCGGATGAGTCCTGATCGACCGGTCTCAGTACCTGCCGGCAGGGACTCCAGCATGGTCATGTAAAACCCGGCGACCGGCCGGCATGGTCAGGGATGGGTGGTTCCGGTTCGGGATTGTTGTCCGGGTCCTCTTCCAACCCGGCCGGCAGCATCACCCAGGATGGGGTATGGGGGTTCGCTGGGTCCTCTTTCAACCCGGCATTCCGGATGCGATTCCTGCCACCAGGCCAGCACCAGATCGGCGACGTTGTCACCCGACAACGTGGCGCCACACCCACCGCAGACCAGCCGCCACAGAGTGGAGTCAGCATGATGGCGCTCTTCCAGTGGGCTGCCCATGGGCTAGTGGCCTGGTGGGCTGCCCTGCCCTGCCCATGAGTGCGGACTGGTGGTCAACCTAGCCGACCGGATGCTATCCGAGTCGACGTCTGGTCACAAGGATGTAGTTCGTGGCGTTTCGGATTTATTCTCAGCAA